AGGATCGCCCGTAGTTCCCTATTAGCAACCAATCGTTTTAGGCTCTCGGGCTATCCAGCCCTAGCCAATTCCCCGTTGCTAGTCGGGTCCGCGCTTCTCATACGGGAACGCGGTTGGATGGGATTGTAACACCCAGGCACGTTACTGTACATATAACCAGTATTGACATGTGGCTAATGACTTGATCTAGGGGATAAGAGAAGGCTAATATAAGGGGATTATGATATTCCCCCCGCACACTCTCACGCCCTTGTCAACTCCCACGAATATAAGCGTCTCCTAATATTCGAGAGAGTCAAACAGCATATGAGTATATTAACGAATACTGATATGCCCCCCTATATAATTATTTAATTATTTTCTAATGCGGCGGCGGGGCCCCCACCCCTTTTTAATTAAAAGACGCGCGGCGATATTCTAGCCACTCACCATCGGGGTAAAATATAGTCCCAAAACACTCCCGGGACACAAAAAAACACTGTTTTTATCCGTTTAAAATCAACAAGTTAGAGGAGCAAAAATGGCAGTATAGTAGGGGGGTACTATAGAGCCATATTTAACGATTTATGCTTACAGAAAAACAAGAAAAATTTGTGGAGAATTACTGCCTAACAGGGAACGCTGCTAAAGCGGCTGAGATGGCTGGTTACTCTGCTAAGACTGCCAAACAGATGGGCTATACCCTTAAGAATCAGTTATCATCTGAGATTAGTGAAAAGATGACTAAATTGATTCAGGATTCTGTACCGGGTGCTTTGGCACAGATCAATGATCTGGTGATGAACGCTACTTCTGAGGGTACTAGACTTAATGCCTGTAAGGATATTTTGGATAGGGCCGGGTATAAGCCTGTTGAGAAACAGGAGATTTCCCATGTCGAAACCGCTTCCACTGAAGAATTACAGCGGGAATTAGAGGCTCTGCTAAGACCTCTGAATTAACTGGGCTTAAGAGATGCACATAGAGTCTAAGTCTGTCGAAATGGATGGTGGTGTGTATCTATTAGATAAACGCAACAATATTATTGGTGGCCCGTTTTCAAGTAACGAAGAAGCAGATAAAGTATCTAGGCATATATCTAGAACACTAGGTGAAGCCCCTTTAGAAGAGTACAGAAATTGGGTTAGCAGGTACTTGTCGCCCATTTCTGAGGAGGCAAGAAGGGCTTTACTAGGAAAAAATATTGAAATTGAGCGTGTAAAAGGACTTAGCAAAGATGGCGCTCATGGCAAGTACTACAAAGGCCAAGACAAAATTCAGTTAGACGCTAACTCCTCTACAAGCACTCTAAACCATGAATTAAACCACGCCTACTGGGATCAGTTGCAAAGACAGCATGGTCTTATGGGTATGCCGGGTCTATATGGATTATTGGGGTTTAGAGGTAATCCGCACAAAAACAAGCCTTTTGAAGACGTGCATGGCGATCCTATGATAAACAGAACGCCAGAGGCCGCTACCCTTGACCACTTCATCTTGTATAAAGATAAGCCTCATGAGCAAAGCGAATACCCTAACATTAATAGGCAAAGGATGTTAAAAAACAGGCCTGACATGCTTTTGGCGCAGGAATACAGGAAAAAATTACTAGATCTTTGGCAGCCAGTGGCACAATCTAAGCAAAAATAATGCCAATAGTAAAAGTTAGGGGCGGTTACAAATGGGGAAGCAGGGGCAAGGTATACAAAACCAAGGCTGAAGCACAAAAACAAGCAAGGGCGGCATATGCCAGCGGTTACAAAGGCAGAAATAGAAAAAGCGGTTAAGATTGCAAGGGAGTTACGTCAGAGAGAGCGGTTCAACAAGATTGACGCTTATGACCCGTACCCCTACCAGTTAGATTTTCACAAGACTGGGTTTGAGCATAACCAACGCCTCTTGATGGCTGCTAACCGTATTGGCAAGTCTTACTGCGGTGCTGCTGAAATGTCCTACCATCTTACAGGCATATACCCTGATTGGTGGGAGGGAAAAAGATTTACACAGCCTATTACAGCATGGGCTGGCGGTGTTTCTAACGAAACCACTAGAGACATCGTACAAGCGGAACTATTGGGTTCCCCTGATGACCCTGAAGCCTTTGGCTCCGGTGCGATACCTAAAAGTAAAATTATAAAGACGGAACGCAAACCGGGTGTGCCAAACGCTAAGAGCGTTGCCTTAATACAGCACGTTACGGGCGGGAACTCGTCTTTACACTTTAAAGCCTACGAAATGGGTGTAGACAAGTGGCAGGGCCGCTCTGTTGACTGCGTATGGCTAGACGAGGAGCCTAGCAGAGAACTGTATTCACAGGCAGTAACTCGTACACTAGACCGCAGAGGAATGGTCTACATGACGTTTACTCCTGAGAACGGCATGACTGAGACTGTAGCCTCGTTTATGAATCATCTAAAGCGTGGCCAGAGTCTAACAAACGCCACTTGGGACGATGCTTCTGAAAAAGTGCGTTCCATGAATGGTAAGGAAGGACATCTAAATGAGGCGGTGATGGAGCAAATTCTGTCAGCGTACAGTCCTCACGAAAGGGAAATGCGTAGATATGGTCGTCCAAGCATCGGTTCTGGCCTTGTATTCCCTGTCAATGAAGAAGATTTAATAATCTCGCCTATAACTATAGAAGATCACTGGCCCCGAATAGCGGCTATTGATTTTGGGTGGGATCACCCGACAGCGGTTGTTTGGTGTGCTATAGACCCGGAAGAAGAAATGTTCTATGTCTATGATTGCTACAGGGCTTCCAGAGCGTCGCCTTCTGTGCATGCTGAGATAATAAGGCAAAGACCTAACTTCATCCCCATCGCCTACCCGCATGACGGAAATCGCAGGGATAGCATGGGCAATCCGGGCTTGGCAGACCAATACCGTAACCTAGGGTGCAACTTCTTGCTACAGCACTTTACAAACCCGCCTGCTTTAGGCGAGAAGAAAGGCTCTAACAGTGTAGAAGAGGGCCTTATGGCTATGTTGCAGTGCATGGAGAACGGAAAATTTAAAGTATTTTCTACTCTGCCAGATTGGTTTGAAGAATTTAGGATGTACCACAGAAAAGAAGGCAAAATTGTACCGATTAGGGACGATTTAATGGCTGCAACTCGTTACGCATTTCAATCACAGCGTTATGCGGTTGCTGGAGCGGACCCAAGTTGGTCTAACGATTTAGTTTACAGGGATTATGGCATTGTCTGACGAAAAAGAACTACTTGCTAGAGTAAATACAGAAATACACGACGCTTTGGGGTATTATAGCGACGAACTCTCTATGCAGAGGGAGTTGGCGCAGGAATACTACTATGCTTTGCCCTTTGGTAACGAGGTTGAGGGTCGCAGCCAGTTCGTAGACTCTACTGTACAAGACACTATTGAGTGGATTAAGCCTTCTTTGATGCGTATCTTCGCTCAAGGCGATGAAATGGTGAAATTTACGCCCCACGGCCCTGAAGATGTCGAGGCTGCCGAGCAAGCCACGGATTACGTTAACTATGTCTTTACAAAAGATAATCCGGGCTGGGAAATCATGTATTCTTGGTTCCATGACGCTCTTTTGCAGAAGAATGGTATTGTAAAAGTCTGGTGGGATGAATACGAAGCGCCAGAACGGGAAGAATACAGCAATCTTGGAGAAGAAGAACTTAATATTCTTCTTTCTAACGACAATGTAGAGGTCGTAGAACACAGCACTAACGAGTATGGAATGCACGATGTCGTTATTCTGCGTACTTCATACGGCGGTAGAGTCCACATTGAGAACGTTCCTCCCGAAGAATTTCTTATTTCTAGGGAATCTAAGTCTATTAAAGATGCTCGTTTTGTGTGCCACAGAGTGCGTAAAACACTCACAGAACTGCGTGAAATGTACCCAGATCAGGACTTTGGGCCTGAAGATTTGGGGGGCGGTGATGATATGGACGAGTTTAGCAACGAAAGACTTGCTAGATACGCTTTTGATGACTCACACAATATCTTTTCAGGCTATGGTCTAGAGGGTAACACAGAAGAAGCGCTAAGAGAATACTGGCTGCACGAATCATTTATCCGCACAGACTTTGATGGCGATGGCATTGCCGAACTGAGAAAGGTATGTAGCGTTGGCGACTATGTGTTCGCTAACGACGAGGTAGACAAGGCTCCTTTCGTATCTATCACTCCTATTAAGATTCCTCACAAGTTCTTTGGGCTGTCTGTTGCTGACCTTGTTATGGACTTGCAACTTATTAAAAGTACGCTAATGCGTAATCTGATGGACAACGCCTATAACCAGAACTTTGGTCGCTATGCTGTTCTTGAAGGTCAGGCGAATTTGGACGACCTTCTCACACAGCGACCGGGCGGGATTGTAAGGGTTAAATCTCCTAATGCAATCATGCCTCTGGCTACACCTCCGCTTGAGCCGTACTCATTCCAGATGCTCAGTTATCTTGACGAAGTTCGTGAAGCCCGTAGTGGCGTAAACAAAAACACGCAAGGTATTAACGCAGACGCCCTGACAAGCCACACCACCGCAACTGCAGTTAACGCTGTCATGTCAAACGCACAGTCGAGAGTAGAACTTATTGCTCGTCAGTTTGCTGAAACTGGTGTAAAAGAACTGATGTATCGTATATACGAGTTGCTTCTTAAGAACCAAGACATCTCTCGTACAATTATGCTTCGTAACCAATGGGTAAAGGTTCGTCCTGACATGTGGTCTGACAAGATGGATTGCTCTGTATCTGTCGCCCTTGGTAACGGCTCCAAAGATCAGCAGATGGCTCATCTGTCTCAAATGATATCTTTTGCGGCTCAGGCTATGCAAGGTGGCTTACCAATCGTAACCCCTCAGAACATGTACAACCTTGGCGCTGCTCTTGTGAAGGCAATGGGCTATCAGAACGTAGACGATTACCTTACTCCTCCACCGCCACCTAGCCCAGATCAGCCTAGCCCAGAACAGCAAATGGCCATGATGGAGCAGCAGTCTAAGATGAAAGAACTTGAAATTAAGCAAGGTGAACTGCAAGTCAAGATGATGAAAGTCCAGCAAGACGCGCAGGAAGCCGCAATTGATGCACAACTTAAGGCCGCTGAGATATCCCTAGAAAGGGATCAAGGTAGGGCCGTAGCCATAGGAGCAACATGACAAATAGAACCAGAGAGGAACAAGCAAGAAGCCTCCTCAACGATAAACTATACAACGAAGCATTCGATCAATTAGCAGAAAATTTACACAACACTTGGTATAACTCAAGTGTGAACGATGTCGAGAGCCGAGAACAGGCTTGGCTCAGTTTACGACTCCTTGAGCGACTTCGCCTTCATCTAACCAGTATTGTTGAAACTGGAGAAATGGCAAAGAAACTAAAGGAATACCATATATAAGGAGAAAATTTTATGGCGGATAAGCAACAGGCCCCGCAAGTTAGTGATGATGATGGAACGTTGCACAGCGCAACAGAAGCATTCTTAGGCTTAATGACCCCTACCGAGGAAATGTCTGAAGCACAAGAAAGCGCCCCTACCGAAGATGTTGAAGAGTCCACTGGAGAAATCCAAGACGAACCATTGGAAGAGGAGTCGGAAGAGTACGAAG